GGTAGGCTTGCTTTGGGTTCATTGCATAACTCCTTGCTAAGAGGATTCCCTCCCAGCAATTAGCTACTTCAGAACCGAGTAACCCACTTAGGGCCTCTCGCTGAATGCTAATCGGTAGGCGATCAGTAGCCGCAGATAGGTCGAAGCAATACGCTTCTCCTGAATCTTTGGCTTTCTGAGCACCTCTTTTTACACTTTGCTCCTGGTCAAACGTTCCGTCGTTCGGTAACTGTCGCAAGATCGCGAATAATAATTCGTGAATCTGATACAGTGCACTCTGCGACCACACGTCCACTAGCGCAAAGATCCTTAGTTTTCCGGCTGCTTCCTCTTTCGGAGAAAGTTTACCGAGTCACTGAAATCTTCGGCCATTATTTTGAGCATGGATTAAATTAATACTTTCATTTAAGAAAGGTTCGTTCATCCCTCACTCTCGACTTTTGTCGACAGGTCTCAATTTAATAACCTCACGGACTTTATCCAACTGTTCTTTCAGTTTAGGGTTAATGAGAGTTACTAGGCTATCGATTCACTCGATAACTGTTCTCCCCTTTCACGCTTCACTTCGAGTTTGACTCTCCAAAAGGAGTAAGTCGGAGTAAGCCCCATGTCACGCTATTTTCTGTGTTGCTGATGCCTTTCAGATTTTCAGAAGTCCATTTTCGTTAAGGCTAGGAATCTTTATGAAACGCGGTAAATGATTAGAAACAAATTGTTTCATTCACTGTTCCGCCTCGCATAAGAAACCATTATCGCCTTGGTACCCGTCTGTTATTGTAGCCAGTTTTGGCTTAAATTCCATCGAAAGAATTCGATACAAATTATAGGCTGTCAATCAAAATCTAATGATCTTGACTGAACCACTTCTAATTGCTCGTCTGTCTTTCAATTGAATCATTACCGGTAAACCGGAACGACTCAATCTTGGAAAACAGTAATCAGGTTCTATCTCCGAAAGAGATTTTACCGGTGTACCCGCAATGGATCGCTGAATAGCTAGTTGCGCTGCTTTTAGGTACTTGATAGCGTATTGGGGTCCATTTCTCTTAGCGAGAATATGAACATAATTCCCAAAACGCATTAGTAATTGAAGTTTAGCAACGGTTTTGTTAGTTCCAAAGATAGGATTGATTAAACGTCAACCTTTATCTCTAAGGAACTCCTTAAGCTCTTTCGAGTTTAAGGGTGAGATCATCGAGGTCTCTTTATCCTTACGAAAACCTTCCTCGTGAATAATTGAGAATTTAAAATTTGTAAATTTTATATTTTTCATATTATTTAACTTGGTTGATTTGAATAAGAAGATATATCAGGGTTCACCTTCAACGGTTGCTCTTTCGAGTCCGCTCGTATATCTTGCTGATAAAGTGCCCGACTGCGCTGCGCTCTTTCGAGCCCGCCAGACCGCACACCACCGTGACTAACAAGTCATTACAAGTTGTTCAAGTAACGACTGCAGTGTTAGCTAGTGATTTTCTAGTTAGCTTTTCTCCCCTAACGCGAGTTCAGTAACATGAATCTCGTATCGGGGTAATAAGACTAAGTTCGATGGTTCACATGAACCAAGAAACTGTCTTGCGATTACGCTTGTTCTTTTTCTAAAGAACAACCAGTTACCCAACCGCGTTCGTAACAACGGCCGGCCCACTGGAGCATGAGGTTTACTCTAATTCTCTTCTACGTAGATAGAAGGTTCATAGAATGGAGCCCCTTGCTGCATCTTCCGTCGCACCGGAAGGATCCTTTAGAAGTACTCAAGTGTTACCTTTTGAGACCACTATCTGAGCATCAACAATAGTTGATGTCAAAGATCCAACCAATGAAATGGAAGGATGGTAATTTTCATTACCAATCTCCGTAGGGATTAACCTACGGGGGGGTAAAGGCTCGCAAGAGCC